GTCCGCTGCCGACCCGCTGGAGGACATCCGTGTTGCGAAGGAGAAGATTCAGGACGAGACTGGCACCGTTGTCACTCGCGGTATGTGTGACCAGAAGGTCTGGCGCAATCTGCGGAACAACGAGAAGATCAAGAAGGACATCTTCGTCCTGACCCAGGGCGTTGGCGCCATTACGGACAAGCAGCTGCACCAGTATATCGTGGACCAGCTGGAGATCGACATTCGTGTCAACTCCAAGCGGTACAAGGACGAGAAGGGTGCCGTCACCCCGTATATGCCGGCTGACACTCTGGTACTGTTCCCCGACGGTGCACTTGGCAAGACGTGGTTCGGTACTACCCCGGCTGAGAGCGATCTGATGTCCGCTAGCGCTGCTAATGTGTCCATCGTTGACACTGGCGTTTCGATCACTTCCGTGAAGAAGGAAGACCCTGTTCAGGTTGAGACGATCGTCGCCATGATCTGCCTGCCCGACTTCCCAATGGCCGACCAGGTGTATATCATGGACACCGAGCCGGCATGATCTGCAGAAGGGAGCAAGCAAAATGGTAACCATTAAGTCGAAAGACGAAAAGGAGATCTTTCAGGTGACGCAGGGTGCCTATAACACTGTCTTCGAGGGGCAGGGCTACAGCATCGTACCGAAACCGAAGAAGGCTGGCCAGCACAAGAGTGCCGACAAAGCTCCCAGTGAAGATGAACGCTTTGTTGCCGAGCTTATGGAGAAGCCAATCTCCCAGTGGACCAAAGACGAGGTGAAGCGCTTCGTTGATATCAAGGGCATCGACACCACTGGTGCGAAGAGTGTCAACGAGGTGAAAGATCTGATCAAGTCTATGTTCCAGCAGTAACCCAGTGAGGTGAGGATGGTATGACAGATATCGAAAGAATGAAGAGGATTCTGAGAGAATCTGACGTACCGTTTTTTGATGACTCGGATTTGTCGTTCTATATCGAAGAAAACGGTGGCGACGTAGATGCAGCCATATATCAGTGTTTGCTGGTTAAGGCTGAAGACACTACACTGAGTATAAGTGGCATATCGGCAGCAGACACATCGGCCTACTTCAGAAGGCTGGCAAGTAAATATAGGCCGTCAAATTCCGGCACACTGAAAGGTGGCTGACCTTATGGGGCGTGGAACAAGTTTCCAGCTTAGTAAGGTCAGCCGCTTTATTAAGTTGTACGGTGATGAATTTGCCTTCGAAAGATTCCAGCTGAACAAGTACAACGAGCCGATCAAAGATGACCCGGAGCACCCGCCACAGTCAATCCGTATTCGTGGTGCATACCATGAGGTGAATTCCCAGGTATCATTCAACACGAGCGAAGGCACTGTGACGCGTACTGAGCCACAACCTAGGATCCTGTGCATGCCCGTGGATGGTTCCAAAGTCAAAATGAATGACGAGGTAACGTACAAGGGCGTACGGTACAAGGTTGTGGATCCGGCTAATCTTGGTATGCAAAGTGTGTGCATCGATATATCATTGGAAGTGGTACAGAATGGCTGAGTCTGGTTTCAAACTCGATACGTCAAAGTTGGCAAAAGGTTTGGAGAATATGCGGAGCAAATTCGATGTGGCTATGGAAATGAAAGCCGGCGAATATGCTAGCCAACTTCAAACTGATGCACAGGTAAATGCCCGATGGACTGATAGAACAGGTGAAGCACGTAGGCGGCTCAATGGGTCGTATGAGGTGTTGGCTACCGGCTACAAACTCGTACTGGCTCATGGCGTTGACTATGGTATTTGGCTGGAGCTTGCAAACGAGAAGCGGTATGCAATCATTGAGCAAGTTATTGAGTACACGGGCACATTTGTCATCATGCCAGATTTCGAAGACTTTATGAGCAGATTGGGTGGTAGCAGTGCAAAGTAGTAACAGGTGGGGTGACATATACGACGTCCTCACTGAAGACGGTTTTGACGTATACGAACCTGCCCAACACCAAGGCGAGTGCACGAAACGGTATGTCGTAGTTGCGTTGGATGCGTGTTCGCGCATATCGAACTATTCCAGCGTTAGCCAGCGTTACGACATTATGCTGTACATCCCAAGGGGCCAGTACAGTCAGTTGGAGGATTTCGTGGCAGCTGTAAAGCAGTCCATGAAGAAGCTGGAGCCTATGATTGTGCCAATGCACTCACAAACGCCGCCATACTATGACGACGGCGTTAAAGGACACATGGTAAGTATTCAGTACAGAAACAGCAGGAAGCTGTAGAAAGGAGATAGCAATGGCTGCCAAGAAAGGCAATGAGATTGCAACTATCGACGTTGTGCTCGTTACGTACAAGGTAGACGAGACCGAGATTGGCATGAAGACCGCATCCAAGGTCGACGTGTCTGTGCAGTCCGAAACGACCGATGCGGTGAAGCTGATTGTGAAGGGCGTATTGATCGCCCAGAAGCGTGAGCAGACTACCGTGACCGGCCACACGATCACTCTGACCGACAACGTGCTCATCCCTGAGCTGGTTAAGATGCTCCAGGGTGGTACCATCAAATATTGGCAGGATAGTGGGCAGTCCACCGAAACCGATTCCGATGCAGGGTTTGGCGTGGCGAGTTATACGCCGCCCGTGGCTGGATCTGAGGATAAGGTCAAGGAGGGCGTGCTGAGCATATATTCTGCCATCTACGATGCTGCCGGTCTGATTACGGGATATGAGAAGTGCGAGTATCCGAATTGCAAGGGCGTCCCGGTTGCGTTCAACGTCGTCGACGGTGAGTTCCGCGCCCCCGAATACACTATCAACAGTGCGCCGAAAACCGGCGAGGCTCCGTATAAGATCACGTATCTGAAGGAGCTGCCGGAACTGACCGCATAAACAAAAAAAGAACAGTAAATGGAGGATTAAGATGGGTGCTTTGAAAGTAACCTCGATTGAGGCTTTAAAGAAGTATAGCTCTGGGCAGGTTGTGGAGCTGCCGCCGTTTGCGGACGGACAGCCGTTCAATGCCCGGTTGCGTAGACCTTCGATGTTGGTGCTGATCCGGTCTGGCCGGATTCCCAATGCTTTGCTGGAAACGGCAAATGGCTTGTTTCTGAAGGGTGGTGTCAATGGCAAGAAGCTCGATTCGCTGAAAGATGCTCTTGATGTAATCGACATCTTGTGCGAAGCGAGCTTTGTTGAACCGACCTTCCAGGAAATCAAGGAAGCCGGCATTGAGATGACCGATGACCAGTATATGTTCGTGTTTGAGTACACGCAGCGTGGGGTGAAGGCACTGGAAAACTTTCGTCAGCAGCCCATCAATAATCCCGCTGCTGGCAATGTCGCAGAGGTACAGCGAAAGGCCATCGGTACTCCTGGGAATTGAGGACGAGTATGATGCGTATTGCTTGGATGAGGCATGCGCGCTAATCATGAAGCACCTTGATGACAAGGAGGAGCCCACATTCACCAAGAAGGAAGCAGGAGCTCATAAGTACCGTTTGCCCAGTGAATTGTATGCGAAGTATGACAACTAGAAAGGAGGCGTAGCGTATGGTTGACATTGGGTCCGCAGTTGGTTATCTGTTGCTTGACACAACTAATTTCCAAAAAGGCTTCAAGTCTGCCTTTTCTGACATGAAGTCGTTTATGGATAAATCTAACAAGTTAGCGGATAGGACAGCAGCACTTGGAAGTACCATGACAAAAACGGGCTCAGCGTTGACGAAATACGTTACGCTTCCGCTAGTTGGTGCTGGAGTTGCACTCGGTAATTTTTCTTTGGGATTCGAGAACTCGATGGCAAAGGTGAGCACGATTGCCGATACAACACAGGTGCCACTTGAGGACCTGGAGAAGCAGATCGTTGACCTGTCCAATGAAACTGGTGTCGCAGCAGGCGATATCGCACAGAATGTGTACGATGCGATATCTGCTGGGCAGCAAACTGGTGATGCGGTGGCGTTTGTTGGGAACGCAACGAAATTGGCCACTGCAGGTTTCACCTCTTCGTCTGCTGCATTGGACGTTCTCACAACCACATTGAATGCTTACGGGTTGACATCGGAAGATGCGGCCCACGTTTCCGATGTGTTGATTACAACTCAGAAATTGGGCAAGACAACCGTTAACGAGTTGTCCCAGTCAATAGGTAAATTGATACCTGTTGCCAATGCTAATGGCGTTTCGGTGGAACAGCTTGGTACTGCATACTCGATTCTGACTGCCAATGGTATAGCCACGGCAGAGTCCACGACGTACTTGAAGGCCATGTTCAACGAGCTTGGCAAGTCTGGTACTGATGTAAGTGACATTATCAAGAGCGAGACCGGAAAGAGCTTCCAAGACTTGATGAACGAAGGAACTTCACTCGGTGAGGTAATTAGCATGCTGCTGCAGTATGCAAGCGATACTGGCGTAGGTCTTAGTGATCTGTTCTCTTCGGTGGAAGCTGGATCCGCTGCGTTGACCTTGGCAAGCAAGGGCGCCGAAGGGTATAACGGCATCCTGGACCAAATGGTCAATTCGTCTGGTGCAACGGAATCTGCATACGAGAAGATGCAGACGACGACGTGGACGTTGGCCAAGGCGTTCAACGAAATCAAGAACGTTGCCCTGGAGTTTGGTAACGCTTTGATGTCGGTATTGTCGCCTGTAATTCAGTCGTTTGTTGATATGCTCCATAATCTGGCAACTTGGTTGTCCAGTATAGATGAGGACACGAAACAAGTGATTGTAACTGTTGCGATGGTCGCAGCTACCATTGGGCCTGTGTTGCTTGTAATTGGCAAGTTGTTCACAACTGTAAGCAGACTGATGACTGCTGTGTCCAGCTTGTCTGCAGTATGGGCCGGTTTGTCGACGGTGCTCGGTGGTCTTGTGGCTCCGGTGCTTGCCATAATCGCCGTTATTGCAGCCTTGTACGTTGCGTGGGAAACAGATTTCAATGGTATGCGTGATACCGTTAGCAGCGTGTTTACTAGCATTCAGAGTATTGTAACGAGTGCAGTGACCATCGTACGGTCAATCATATCGATTGCACTTGATATCATTACTTCGTTGTGGCAGAGTAATTTTGCTAACGTACAAGGTATTGTTACGGCTGCATTCAGTACGATTCAAACATTGTTTGAGAGCTTTTTCACGATCCTCTCTGACATTTTTGCAGTGTTCGCAAATTTGTTCACTGGCAACTGGAGTGGATTGTGGGAAAGTATCAAGACCTTGTTCTCTGACGTATGGACTGTAATTCTGTCTTTGCTCGCGAACTTCCTGAATTTGATCATCCAAACGATAGTTGGAATTGTTGGCGGTGTATACGAGGCCATGATGGCTGTTGGTAATGCAATCGAGAATGCATTCACAACAGCGTGGAATAGTATCACGTCGTGGTTCGAAGAAGCAGTGCAAGACCCTGTTGGTACTTTGCTCGGAATCACAGATGCAATTTTCAACGCCGGTGCCAGTGTGTTCAGTGCCATGTGGGATGGCCTGAAAAGTGTCTGGGATCAGTTAACAGGTTGGGTTGAAGAGTGTGTGCAGTGGCTGGTAGACAAAGTTACGTTCTGGGAATCCGAGTCGTCGAAGATGTCGAGTGGCAGCTCTGACGGTTCTGGATCCAGAAGCAGGAACGTTCAAGGTTCTTTTGCAAGTGGTTTGGATTACGTTCCCCGCGACATGATCGTGAAGGTGCATGAGGGTGAAGAGATCCGTACCAAGCAGCAGCGCAAAGAGGACATGGAGAACAAGGGTGGCGGAGATACGTTTATCTTCCAAAGCCCGAAGGCCATTGACGAGGTAACTGCTGCGAGAGAGATGCGAAAAGTAAAAAAAGAGATTGCTGAAGATATGTTGAAATAACAAACAAGGAGGCATTGAAGTGGTCGAAAGTATTACGTTGACAAACGAAGCACTCGATGCTTCTTTGTTGATTTCACAGAGTGTTAGAGATTACGTGTTAAAGTCCGTAGATTGGGGTGTAGTTGAAAGTTCAAGGACAACGTACAAATATATTGATGAAGTAGGCAATTTGGTCACTAACGTGACACTCGAATCGAGACCTGTTTCCATCGTGGGGTGGGTAGTGGCTGGCACTAAGGATGACATGACACGAAGGAAGAAGTTCTTGAATAAGTTTGTCAATCCGTTGCATAAGATTACTTTGCAGTACGATGATTATACGATAGAAGGCATTGCTGACACATCTATTCGTTACGGAGTCGAAGAGAGCGAAAATAACGAAGTGATGTGTAAGTTTATGATCGACTTGTTCTGTCCTGATCCTATGTTCCGGAACGATACGCCCGGCAATGTCGTGATGGCTGATTGGTTGCCGCAATTCCATTTTCCTTTGACTATCCCAGAAGACACTGGAGTGATCATGGGGTTGCGTACACCATCGTCAATCGTGTCTATTGAGAATGATGGCGATGTTGATTGTGGATTTGTTGTTGTCTTCCAAGCTACTGGTACGGTAACGAACCCATACATCATCCTTATCGATACGCAAGAAACAATCAAGCTCGATACGGTGATGGAAGCTGGCGACATTATCGAGGTGTCTACCATCGTAAATAAAAAGACGGTTACAAAAATAAAGGGTGATGCCAAAACTAATGCATTCGACGAATATAACTTTGATGTGTCTACTATGTTCAAATTGAGGGTAGGCACGAACAACGTTCGTTATGGTGCGGACGGACTGGTTGAAAACTTATTGGTGAACGTCCGGTACAGTCCTGAGTATTTGGAGGTGCAGCAGTAAGTGGACATCTATGTTTTTGATTCCAATTACAAAAAACTTGGAATCTTGCAGAGCCCTTTGTCGGTATCGTATATTGAAAAGTTCAAAGCAAAAGGTGAATTTTCAGTCAGCATCGCATTGAGCAATTTTAATTCTAAGTTGATCCGCAAAGACAACTATTTGTTGTTTGACAAGGCTGCAGGTGTAGCAGGTGTTATCGATAAGTGGTTGAAGGATACGAATGAAAACGAGGCCCCCAAAATTACCATCGCTGGTGGCTTGTGTGATACGTTTTTGTATAGACGCATAATCTGGGGCCAATACATCAAGTCTGGAAGCAGTGTTGATATTGTAGAGGACTTGGTGAGGACTCAAGTTGTTGAGCCATCGGATCCAAAGCGTGCCATAGCTGATATTGAGATTGTGTCTACTTTGGAAAGTCGGGGCAATTCGATTCAGTATCAAAACACAGGTGGCGTGGTAGGCGAAGCTGTGGCGGATATCTGTTCGTCTGATGGTTTTGGTTTTACGGTGCGTTTTGATGCAAAAGCTAAAAAAATGACATTCCAAGTTGTCAAGGGTACGAATAGGACCAAGGGACAGAAGGAAGTGGCGCCATGCATTTTTTCCCAACAGTATGAAAACATCTTGAGTTCGAATTATGAGGAGAATTATTCGACGTACAAGAACGTTGCATTGGTTGCTGGCGAAGGTGAGGGGCAACAGCGCAAATACGTGACGTCTGGTGACAACGAAGTGTCCGGTAAGCAAAGATGCGAAGTGTTCGTAGATGCAAGAGATCTACAGTCCACAGATGGTGATGTGGCAATTCCTGCTGGGGAATACGAAGCCATGCTGGATCAGCGTGGCAAGGAACAGCTGGACACATTGAGGCCAGTTGTGAACTTTGATTGTACCGTAAACACGGAAGGCAATGTGAAGTATGGCGTTGACTTTTTCCTTGGTGACAAGGTTACGATTGAGGATAGCGATTTTGGAGAGCTTGATGCTGAAATAAGTGAGGTCGAAGTGGCTTACGATTCCAGTGGTAAGTCGTTGTATATTACATTCGGCTACAATCAGCTGAGCTTAGCCAAAGCTATAAAGGCAAAGGTGGTGAGTTGACAGATGGAGAAAAGTTTCTTCTTTAATGCGAAGAAAACGGGTGATACGTACGACCGTGTGTACAAGGCAGAGGAGTTTGCATCATATTTTGCTGAGTTCATCGGCAACGGCGTTTACCCCAACCCGAGTACTGGCTTGCAAGTGGTTGAGAACAGCGAGGCTGGCATGACCACGGTGCTCAAGCCTGGCTCAGCCTTTATCAACGGGTACGGTTACAAGAACACCGGTGACATTGTGTTTGAACACAAGGTGGCCGATGGTGTGTTGAATCGTAAGGATGCAATCTTTATTCGGTTCGATAACGCAGGCAGAGCCATTGGTGCCGTAAAGATGGAAGGCAACCCTGGTGCTGAGGCTGTTGCGCCAAAAGTGGTGCGTACTGCAGACTACTTCGATCTGTGCGTTGCTGTTGTTAATATCAACGCCGGTATCACTAAGATCACACAAGACCTGATCGAAGATACCAGGATGAATACTGAGGTGTGTGGTATCGTCCATGCTATTGTTGAACAGATTGATACCACTACCCTGTACAAACAGGTACAGACCGATTTGGCAAATTTCAAATCTGTAAGTGAAGCAGATTTCACCGAATGGTTCAATGAGATCAATGCGAAGCTCGGTGAAGAACCTGCTACGGCATTGCAGCAACAGATTGATAAAATAACGCCGAGCCTTGTTTTCATGTATAAGGCTTTCTTCGATTTGGATGGCTGGGCAGGAGGTTCTGGTGAATTCACGCAGACCGCGGATCTGGTAGCAATGGACGGCGGTCCTGACGTGACACCTAACTCGCTTTTCCAACCTGGCGTTGCTTGTAAGAAAACGACGAGTGCTGCAACGAATGAAACACTGCAGGATAACCTTGCACTGTTTCAGCTTGGCTATTCGGTCGTTTCTGAAAATAACAAGATAACTGCGCACCTCTTTGAAAGGCCGAGTTCTGACATAGAGGTTATTTGGTCGTTGAAGGAGGGCAACAATGTCAACTGATCTATTGCAGCCGGGTGGTGGATTGACGAAAAGCAAACTTGCACTGGCAGACGCTACGACTGGTGATGTGCTGTCCGGCAAAAAGTTTTATGCCGGGGATAAGGTAATAAAGGCGGGAAGTATGGCAAACAATGGAGCATGGTCGTCTTCACTTGCTCCAGGTGGCTCGGTTGTTGTTCCACAAGGCTACCATAACGGTGGCGGTAGAGTGAGCGCAAAGGCGCTGAAAACGGTCACCATGAATGTCGCAAGCTGGCCGCACGAATATCCCGCAATGGAGTGGCATTATACGCTGACGGGCGGGACGCTTGTCGGAATCGCGTCGCTTGACGGTGGTTCTGGCGAGGGAAGCAGCAACACCGTAGACAGCATCCGGATTGTAGGGAACACCATCTATGTTGCAAACCGACAGGGTGGCTTTCCCAACCGAAATATCACGCTGATTTACTACTGAACCTATTTAAGAACAGAGAGGTGTCAATGTGAAAATTTATGATGAAATCACAAAAGAAGAGATTTTTGATCCCGATTTGTCATTGGGCTACTTGTACAAAAGTACAATTGTTGTGGGCCACGTGGAGGAACGCACAGAAGTTATGGAAGGCACAGTAACGGAAGAGTACCCGGAGGGGTGGAATAAAGCGATTCCTGCTCATGATGTGGTCGAAGAGTGCATGTGGTATCGCAAATACACCGACGAAGAGTTGGTCCAACAGTCGGGTGGAAATATCGACAAGAAGATAAGTGATGCAGTTACGGCTGCTGTTATGTTGGCACAGGGAGGCGTGGTATAATGAATAGTATTGCTTACAGTGCCATGCTTGAACAGATGGACAAGGGAGCCTATACCGAGGTATCGGCAAAGAATACTTTGACGGTGATGTTTGCGAAGCAGATGTTGATCAAAGACGAGTATGACGAGCTGATGGACAAGGCTTCTGAACTGAGCATAAATACCGATGCTGGCGAATTGAACATTCGGCTGGTTAGTCTGGAAAAAGATGTTGCAGCCCTGAAAGAACAGGTCGCAGCCCTGCTGGAGGGCACCGATGTGGAGGATCCGACTGAGACTGAGCCTAAGCCTGACGGGTCTGAGTACAATCCGATAACGGCATACCGTGGTATGACGTACTACAAGGATAAATACTACAAGGACAGCGAGGACAATCAGGTGTATCTTTGCACTCGTGATAGCGATAGTGAACCTGGCACTGGTGTGTCTCTGAACTATCTTCCTCATGAACTTGTCAATATTTATTTCAACTACGTTCGCCTGAGCTAAGGAGGAATTGCTTATGACACCTTTTAAAGGAACGAACAGAGTGACCAGCCCGTTTGGTTACAGAACAATTACCATCAACGGCAAGAAGGTGAGCGAACATCACAACGGCATCGACGTGGTGTGTACCAAGTATGCTGGCGAGTCTGTTTCAGGCGATGCATGGGACTTCCGAGAGGTTACTGGTGGCACCGTTGTTGAGGTGAGCACTGGCTGGAATTCTGGGCGTGGTACCCTCGTTAAAGTGCAGACGGCACCCGGCGTTATCGAGATCTACCAGCACAATGCAGTAAACTACGTTAAAGTTGGGCAGGTAGTGCCTCAGGGCACCGTTCTTGCCCGTGCTGGTGCGACTGGTAATGTTACCGGTGTCCATTTGCATTTTGAGGTTCAGGTGAACGGCAAGGCTGTTGAGCCGTCCGCATGGCTTGGCCTTCCAAATGCTGCTGGCACGTATAGTGGTAATGATACCAAGGACGTTGCTGCTGACGATGAGCAACCTGCTGAGGTGGATCCTGATAGTTGGAAAACCATTCAGCTGGTTACGCTGGCCCCTCTGACTGACGAGGAAATGCGGGAGCCCGATGCACTGGCGGACGACCTTGGACTGAGAATGTCTGGCCGTTACAACCAGGTGCAGATTGACGACAATCATTTTGCTGCCATCGCCACGGTGAGCTCTGGTGATGCATTGAAGTTCCTTGCTATTGTCGAACGGAATGGCTGGGATAAGCAGAAGCGGTACCATTCGCAATTTGTGGGGTGATGCCAATGCAGGATCTGGCCGACAAGATATCCGCACTTATTACAATAGTGTTGCCGATTGTATCTGGCATAGCTGGATGGGTTGGTGCAAGCCTCAAGAAGGCAAAAAAGAAAGATGCCGATAACGAGGCAGAAATGAAGGCTATAAAGGATGGCTTGAAGGGCTTGCTGAGAGCCAAGATCATAGACCTCGGCTTGCACTACATCGAGGAAAAGTCCATACCGCCGTACGGAATGGAAACGCTTGAAAGGTGCTATGGCCCGTATGATGCTCTTGGTGACGGTGACCCGTCTATCGGGCACATCATGTCAGTATGTAGAGGTCTGCCGATCAGACCTAGTAGTGAATGAAAGGAGAATATATATGGATATTCTGGTTATGGTAATCGTGTTCGCCACACTGGTTGAAGCACTGGTCGAGTACGCCAAGACCATTGGCAAGGCGTTCCTCAACGAGGAGTACAAAACGGCTGTCACCCAGCTGGCGGCCGTCGTGCTTGGCATCGTGCTGTGTATTGCCGGCGATGCTGACATGTTTGCGGCCCTTGGCATTACGTTTAGCATCGACATGCTTGGCACTGTGTTGACCGGCATTATCATCAGCCGCGGTGCCAACTACGCCAGCGATATTATGAAGCGCATCCAGTCAATTGTGTCTGGCGAACTGGTACTCGGCGAGGTACCCGAAGTAAGCACTGACGAAAAGTAAAAATGGAGGGATGCTCCGTGTTTGACAACAACCAAGCCGGCATGGGATACAATCCGCTGGCCGGCAATCTCCGGCGACAGCAAGTGCCGCAAGGTCCTACTATGGGTATGTCTGGGACGTGGCCTGGTGCTTATGTGCCTAGTGGTTATCCTCAGGACCGCCAAGGCACAAGCAATATGTGGATCCCCGTCAAGAACCTCGATGAAGCTAGGAACGCGTTTGTGCAGCCTGGCGAACAGAAGTGGTTCATGGTAGACGACCAAATGATGTTTGCCATGAAAGCTGTGAGCAGTGCTGGCGTGATGGACTTCCAAGCGTTCGATTTCGCACCGCATGTAGAGACGCAAGTCCAGCAGACTACTACTCAGCAACCTGTCCAGCCCAATGTTTTGGAGGAGGTTGCCAAAATGATGCAAGGCGTCATTGGTAGGTTGGAGGGCCTTGAGGCAGCTGTGGACGGTTTGAAAGGAGAAAAAGAAAATGGCAAACCCGTTAAGCAGGTTTCTGTTTCAACAGCCCGGACAGGTGCCGGTACAAAGTGACGTAGCACCTGGCCAGGGGCTGAACCAGCAAATGTTGAATGGTCTTCAGAATATGGTGAACATGTTCAGCGGATCCAACCAGAAAGAAGCTGTGATGCAAGCTCTTGCAAGCGCCAACCCACAAATGGCAGAGATCATGCAGCTTTGCAACGGCAGGAATCCGAAGGAAGTGTTCATCGAGGGATGCCGACAGAGAGGTATTGATCCTCAGTATGCCCTGACTATTATGTCTCGGATCGGCATTCAGTAATTTGTTCAGACTGTAGCGACCGTACAGTTTGGAATATATTACGCACTTCAAATGGAGGTATCGTTATGAGTGAGTACAGTCTGTCCGACATGCGTGCTGCCATGGGTGGCAATTGCGGTTACGATGGTTGTGGTACGTTCGGCGGTGGTGGCAATGGCCTGCTGTGACTGTTCGCAATCGCGTTCCTGTTCGGTGGCGGCTTCGGCGGTATCGGTGGTCGTTGTGGCACTGGCTCTCCGGTTACTGAAGCTGACCTGTGCAACGCCAATTCTTTCAACGACCTGAAATCCGGCGTTCGTGACATCTCTGGTCAGATCTCCAGCATGAATACTGGCCTTACCAAGGGCCTGTGTGATTTCGGCTACACGATGTTCGGTCAGTTCGCTTCTCTGGAACGCCAGCTGGCTGATTTCTGCTGCGGCATCGAACGCAACATTGATGGTGTCAACTACAACGTTGCTCAGCAGGCATCCGGCATCAAGTCCGCTATCGACGGCTATGCTGCTGCGACCAGCCAGATGTTCAACGCCGGCATCCAGAGTGTCAAGGATATGTTCCGCGACTACCAGGAAGCCAACCTGCGCGATCAGAACATGAAGAGCTATATCCGCGAGCAGATGTGCGGCGTGGTTCGGTATCCGACCGATTCGTCCTATGCCTTCAACGCCAACCCGTTCTGTGGGTACGCTCAGCAGGGTTGCCGTCAGTGCTGCTGAGCCTTGTGTAAGTAACGGCAAGCAAGTAACCATAACCGAAGGTGGAGTGCGGTCGGCCTGCCTTCGGTTTTGTTTTAGGAGGGTATGTTATGATCGAAGCGTATTCCACGAATGTGGCTGTGGCTGCGAATCAGCCGGTCCCGTTCAATTCCATCTCTATTGCGAAGGGCTGTAGCGTTGTCCAGCGCAGTGCTACTACCTTCCTGTTTAACGAGTGCGGTGTGTACGAGTTGGAGTTTGACGCGAGTGGTGCGATCAGCGATGCTGTTGCCGCGAACGTTGTACTGCAGCTGGCCAAGAACGGCGTCCTTCAGCCGCAGGCTATCACCCAGGCAAACTCTACGGCGACCACGGATATCAAGACGTTTGGTTTTAAGACGTTCGTCCAGGTGCCCAACGATAACAGCAACTGCTGCTGTGTATCCCCGGTGACCGTCCAGATCCTGAACGGCGCTGCTGCGATCACCCTGGCTAACGCCAACATTACGATCCGGAAGGTCTGCTGCAGCTGATGAACCAGAGAGAGTTTGATTTCGTGGACGTGATCTCAATTCTCTCTCTTGCACTAGGCTACGAAAACCTGTTGGAGAATCGCCAGCAGTCAGCACAGAACGACATTGGTGCAGCAAACGATGCACAGGCCAAGTTCATGCTGGAGGAAATCAACAGGCGTTTTGAGGATCAGAACAAGGTGCTGGCGGAGATCCAGCAGAGGCTCCAGTCGCTGGAAGACAAGCTGAAATGAAGGGCGGTGGTAGAATTGAAGATCATTGGTGAATTGTGTGACTTCATCGAGGACGAGTTGAAAGGCATTGAGGAGTATGCCGAAATGGCGGCCCATTACAAGGCCGAATACAAGGAGCTCGCCGATGTGTTCTACGGAATGGCTACCAGTGAAATGGGTCACATGAAGAACCTGCATAGTTGGGTGGTGCGTCTGATCGATAAAGAGAAGAAGGACGGCACCCGCAATGTGCCTCAGGGTATGCTCGACGTGTGGGCATGGAAGCACAAGAAGATGATCGCTCGCTTCAACAAGGCGGAGATCAAGCTCCAGAATTATCAGAAGCTCTGATGAGCAAGAGTAGCCTGGCTTCGGCCAGGCTATTCCTGTTACATGCGATTACTGTTGACCTTCTGGCCTAGATGGCGTATAATGGGTACATAAGGAAGGGCGAGTGTCGCTCAAGTGATTAGCGAATCGGAGGAAACGAAAATGAAAAAGTTCGCGCCTGCTCGGTACGAAGAGATGTTCGAAGTCAGCGTTGAGAAGAAGGGGCTGATCGATCGAGACTGCATCGTTGATATCTGTGCTGTCAACGAAATGGACAACCGCGTCAACCTGATAGAGTTCTGAGAGGTGAGATAAGATGACATACAAGGTATGGGGCTATGTATATACTAAGCAGGGTTATGCCTTTGGTGATAGGGTAGAAGTGGTCGTCGACGCAGACAGTGTGGACGATGCACTGAAAAAGGTACGCAATGCGTATGGCAATCAGTTAGTTGTTGGCAAACCGTATTTCGATGCGGTTCAGCCTGCATAAGACGGGAGGACGTTCAAGTGAAGTTGAATCAGAACCAAGTGGTTGCTTTCAAGTGCTGTGGTAGAGAGTGGACGGTAAGTGGCGAGACTGCAACGTTTGACCGCGAACGTGGTTGCTTCTACAGCCATTGCCCCAAGTGTGGGGCAAAAGTGCTTTCCGATTGTATCACCGCGAAGAGAGCAGACAAACGCACGCAAGTGCGGCGTTAAGTTGGCTGTTGACCTTTCTTGTGAGGTGGTGTATAATACATAGTGTGGCTGAAGATATGGGGCCTTAGCTTAGCTGGTAGAGCACCTGGCTCATAACCGGGAAGTCCAGGGTTCGAGTCCCTGAGGTCCCACCAAGGCGCAAGCCTAAAGAGTAACTCAGTTGACAAGTGGAAGGAGTTCTACCAATGGAAAACCTGGAAAAGAAGACCCGCGATGAGTTGCGAGTGATTGCCAAGGAGCTGGACATCAAGGGTCGTGGCCACATGACCAAAGAGCAGCTCGTTCGGGCAATCGCAAGTGCAACCGGTGGTGAGGCTGCTGAGACGCCCGATGACGTATCCTCTGACAGTAACAAAATGAAGTACGTCGAGAATGCCGAGGTCGGTACTATCGTAGCCTTCAAGCTGCCTGATGGCCGTGTGAAGTCTGCCAAGATTGAGCGGCGGTCTACTTCGCGCCGCAAGCTGAAGCTGGCCACCCAGTACGGTGCTGAGTTTGTTGTGCCGTACGAAGACATCATTTGGGTTCGCACAACTAAGCGCTGGCCCAAAGGTGTGTACAACCTGTTGAAGGGTAAGGTGGCCGAAAATGAAAGCGGAAGCAAAGAAGGGGCCTAAAGATCAGCTTTCGCGTTCGGCACTGAATCGAGCAATCGATTCGTACAACGAGGAAGCACAGCTGTTCAAGGCTGCTGAGACCAGATTCAAGCAGTACAAAGAGAGGTACACCAAGATCATTGGTATGTACTTCGATAAGTTTTCACTGGATCGTTATTCGTTCAAAAAGAGCGAAGATGAAGCGATTGTGGTCAACCGCGTTCAGAAGTCATCCATCAAGTTTGATGCAGACAAGTTGGAGCAGGTCTTAGGTAAAGACGTAGCCTCTCAGGTTATCCAAAAGACGTATTACGTTGAGGATATGGAGGGGCTGATCGAGTATCTGAAGGCTTGTGGCGTGAACGGCAAAGTATTCAAGTCGTTCATACGAGTTGAGAAGTCGGTTGATCAAGATGCTCTGGATCATCTGGAAAGTTGTGGAGCCATTTCAATGGATGACATTGAAGACTGCTACGAACTGGTACAAAGCAAACCGTACTTCACAGTTAAGGTAGGAAGGGGCCATGCCGAATAAGCCAAATGGTGGATCCATAGATTCACGTGGTATGAACCTGGCGAAGGTTCTCTGGTATTACAACTTGCTACCGGATACCCATGCAGCAACCCAAAAGATCATTTGTCCATTTCATCAAGATGCAAACCCCAGCCTTCTGGTCAACCTGGAAGATGGTACCTGGTATTGTTTTGGATGCAATAGGTCTGGCGATGCAGCCAAGTTTGTGTCTTGTATGGAAAAGGGCTTAAGTGACCTGCAAGCGCTGAAGAGATATTACGAGATTCTGAAGTCTGACAAGTGTAGTGATTTTACCCCGTCACAGTTTGCCAAAAAGAGGCGCAAGCCACGTAGTGAGTTGTATGCTCAGGCATACGACTACTATCATGGATTGAGGCGAGTTGATTGGCGATACGACGATGAGACGGAAGTTGTCAAGGCCAAACAGTATATGAAGCACAGAGGGTTCTCCGTTGCCACATTGAACAAGGCCAAGGCAAAGGTCACGTACAACAACAGCTATGGGATCATATTTCCAATGCTTGACAACGGTAAGTTCAGAGGCTGGGTTTGTCGTACGATGGTTAAGGAAATCGAACAGCGGCGCAAATATCTGTACAACGAAGGTTTCTCACGAGCAACGACTTTGGTTGGTGACTATGGATCCAAAGACTATGTGTTCGTAGTTGAAGGATATATGGACAGGCTGAAGTTTGTTCAGTGTGGTTACGACAATGTAGTGGCAATCCTTGGTTGGAGGATAACTGACGAGCAGGTCCAGAAGCTGAAGGACAAAGGGATCACGAAGGTGGTTAGTGCATTGGATAACGATGAGTGTGGCAGACGTGGTACCAAGTATCTAGGTAGATTTTTCGAAGTAGTTAGGTTTACGTATCTCAAGGGCTTGAAGGATCCTGGAGATATGACACAACCCATGTTCGACAAAATGTTCAGACGAACAATGGGCAAGCTGAATAATGGAGGATAGCACGATGAGTCTTGTAGATAAAATCAAAAGCGATGTGAAGAAGTCTGGCAGCAACAAGGGTAAGCTCTTGTTCATCAGAGAAGGCGTGAAGTCGCGTGTTCGTTTCCTGAATGATATGGACGACGGCATGGAAGTGACTTTCCACGACAATTTTGCTGCCGGCATTACCCCTGTTCCCTGCCAGGAGATTTTCGGTCGCCACTGTCCGTACTGTGACGAAGAGGCAGACGTCCGCACCCGCAGCCAATATATCTGGTCCGTTTGGGACTACGATGCGAAAGAAGTTAAGCTGTTCATGTTCCCGGTCAACAACTGCTCCCCAATCCCGGCATTGATGGCCATGTACGAGAACTATGGCACCCTGACTGATCGCGATTACGTGATCTCCGTGTCTGGCAAGAAGCAGAACAAGACGTACGCGGTGATCCCGATGGATAAGGTTCGTTTCCGCAATGAGAAGGCGAAGCCGTATTCTGAGAAGGCAATCCTGAAGATCCTGGATAAGGCATACCCGTGTGATGCTGCCAGTGACGATGAGGGTGATGAGGACGAAGAGGAAGAACGCACCGCCAGCCGGAAGGCAAAGAAGCGTCCGCCGAAGTCCACTGGCAAGAAGTCCAAGCCTAAGTATGAAGAGGACGAGGATGAAGAAGAGGAAGAAGAGGACAGCGGCTGGGAAGACGAGGAGGAAGAAGAGGACGACGTGGACTACTCCTCTATGAGCCCGAAGGAGCTGTATAAGCTGTGCAAAGAGCGTGACATCGATGTACAGCCGAAGAAGCCGGCCAAGTATTATATCAACCAGTTGGAGGAGTACGACAAGGCTCAGGACGACTGGGGCGATGCCGAAGAGGAAGACGAGGACGATTGGGAAGATGAATGATAGGTGGTGATTGATGATGGTTGATCTTCACCGTCATAATATGTTCAGTCGTTTCGACGGTTTTGGTAAACCATCGGACCTCGCCAAGCTGGCCAAGGAGTTAGGCCACACTGCACTTGGTACCTCTGACCATGGTAACACGAATGGTCTGGTGCAGGTGTATAAGGCATGCAAGCATGAGGGGATCAAAGCAATCCTCGGTGTTGAGGGCTATTTCCTGCCAAAGTACAAACCGCAGGAACGCGGCTTTCACCTGTGCCTGTTTGCCAAGAACCTAGAGGGGTACAAGAACCTGAATACTATTCAGTATGAGGGTGAAAAGCGGAAGTTCTACAATCCGATATGGGACTTCGACTTGCTGGAAGAACACCATGAAGGGCTGATTTGCACTACTGCATGTATTGCAAGCTATTCTTCACAGTGTATTCTGAAAGGCAAGCCAGAGAAGGCAAAGAGGTACTTGCTGAAGCTGAAGCAGATTTTCGGTGATGACTTGTACGTTGAGATCCAGCCGTATAAGGTTAGCGAGGAAGGAGCCCAGGAAAAGGTCAACAAAGCAATGATGGAGTTGGCCGAAGAGCTGGGGCTCAAGTGCATCCTTACTTCCGATTCCCATTACGGCCGAAAAGAAGAGTTCGACACGTACCTGAAGATGCACGAGATGGATGGTCACGATTTGTCGTGGGTCGAGGGCACGTACAAAGAACGATATATGCCAACCGAGAAGGAAATCGTGGATCGTTTTGTTGCAATGCATTCCCCTGGTATGAATGGCCATGTATCGTGGAGCGTATCTGCCACCTTGAAGAGAGCGAAACAGATGATTGCCAATCTCGAAGAGATTGAGTCCAAGGTGGACGACGACATCCTCGGTGGCCTGGAGCTGAAGCTGCCCAAGCTGGGTGGTGAAGATAATTTCAAGGAGATCGTTCGCCAAATCAAGGAAGGCTTGAAGAGCCGTGGTCAGTATACCAAGCAGTATATCGAACGGTGTAAGCAGGAGCTGGATGTGATCAAGGCGAACGGCTTCATCGACTACTTCTTGATCGTTGCCGATTACGTCAACTGGGCAAAGGCCAGAGGTATTTGTGTTGGCCCGGGACGCGGTTCCGTATGCAATTGTTTGGTTGCGTATGCAATGCACATCACTGAGGTGGACAGCATCCGGTTCAATTTGGACTTCAGACGGTTCATGCGCTACGACAAAAAGGCTTTCCCGGATATTGACATCGACTTTGAGATGGACCGCCGTGGCGAAGTAATCGAATATTTGCTGAACAAGTATAAAGGCCACTCGGCACGTGTTTCCTCTTATGGCTTGTATCAGGTCGATAACACCCTGAACAAATTGGCAAAGGTGTGTGGTCTGTCTACCGCAAAGGACGTTGACCCTCAGCTTGCCAAACAGAACAAAGAAGAGCTTGCTCGGATTAAAAGAATGATCAACGAGCACAAGTTGGAAGATGGCTCTATTGATGAAGAGGGACTGCTGCATGGCGATAGCCGGAAGTATGTACAGTATTTGAACAAAACGTACGACGGTATCGTCATGCACTTCCTTCGCTTATTCGGCAAAGTTCGCTTCATTGGTACGCATTCTGCCGGCGTTGTTATTACGTCTGGTGATGTGCTGCAGTATACGTCGTTGAGGACAGATAAGAGTGGCAACATCTATGCGTCGTACAATTTGGAAGACCTGAATGACATCAATATCATCAAGTTTGACTTGCTTGGCTTGAAGACGATGCAATCGATTGGCGAGTGTCGCAAACTAGCTGGCATTGAAGGCTTTGACGTCAAGCACGTCAATGACCCGAATCTCCTGGAACAGTTCCGCCTCGGCAATACCAGTGGTGTGTTCCAATTTGAAAGTGGAACTGCAAAGAGGATTCTTGATGAGATTCATTGTGACTGTTTTGATGACGTTGTCGCAACGTGTGCAATGAACCGTCCTGGTCCGCTGGGTCAAGGAATGCCTGAAATGTATGCCGAAAGTAAGTTGAGTGGTGTTCACAAAGATGGTCCAATGTACAAGTACGCAAAAGAGAGTTATGGTACAATCGTGTATCAGGAGCAACTTTTGCTGATCTGCGTGTTCGTTGGTGGTCTGGAGTGGAACGAAGCTGACCAAGTACTGAAGGCTAACAAGCACGGTTCGGCAGAACGTTCGATAGCTATTTTGAAAGGTTACACCGAGAAGACTGGCGTTGACTTGAAAGAGAAATTCCTTCGCAGTGCGACGCGAAATGGATTGTCTAAGGCCGAGGCAAACAGTTTGTGGGATTCGTTGATGGTGTATACTTTTAACAAGGGTCATGCAGCTGGTTACTGTATTGTCGCAATGGAGGAAATGTTTTACAAGTATTACTACCCAACGTTCTTCTGGTATTCCAAAATCAAGTATGCAGGCTCCGATTCGGACAAGGAGCTGTACAGCTCGTATGCTTCCAAGTCTGGTTCAGTCGTATTCTTACCGCACGTCAATTACTCCAAAGTGTCTACGTCAATTCGAAAGGTTGAAGGGGAGTATGCCTTGCAAAGAGGCTTGTCCGAATTGAAAGGCGTTGGCGAAAAGGCTGCTCAATTCATTCTTGCTGAGCGTAAGCGCAATGGCGTGTTCACATCATTCGATAACTTCTACGATCGTTGCAAGGGGCGTGTCGTAACGTCCAAGGTGGTAGACATCCTGAAGGAGCAGGGTGCTCTCGAGTTCAACAAGCGTGTGTATATCAAGCGCGTCACGGCATACAACTCGTCACTGTATAGCAGGGCCATTCGTGATTGAACGCGACTGTTGACCAAGCGAGATGTTTGGTGTATAATGTTAGTAAACCAAGTAAAAGGAGGCAAACAAATGGAACGTACAACTGTTTTTTGCAAGGACACGTTCGAAGGTATCCACCGCTTTGATGGAGCGCCTTCGGAGGTGGTGTACCTGCGCCAGCCGCATCGGCACATGTTTGGCGTCCAGATCGAGCTTGAGGTCAAGCATGATGACCGCGAGGTGGAGTTCGTCATGCTGAAGCATCGGCTGCGCGAGTGGCTGCATCGGCATTGCGTCGACGGCGTATGGCCAATGAACACTATGTCTTGCGAGCAGCTGGCCAAGCTCGTGATCGAGATGGTCAGTCAGCTGTATTCTGGTCGTCGTTGGATCAAGGTGACTGTGGACGAGGACGGCGAGAACGGAGCTTCGGTTGAAACGGAGGTCAACGGTAATGACGCTTGATCAGTATCAACGAAAATCCTGTTATGCGGTCCAGGAGCACGAGAGCCACAAAGAGGC